CAGCCTTCTCAGGCAGCTTTACGGCGTTTATGTACTCATGCTTGTCTGCCATAGCCTCGTACTCTGAAAACGCCTTATACTCCACCTCAGGCATTCCTACAGTGTCCAGCAGCAGGCTGTATGCATGTTGGTGTATAGACTCCATATTGTTAAACGCACCCATCATCATACGTGCCTCAGGCTTCCTAAAGATACGCATGTACCTATCGACATAGCCGTTGCTGACATCCACATCTGACTGTGTAAACAAACGGAATATCTGAGTCAAGAGATTCTTCTCCTCACCAGTCATCGTCTGCCAGTCTTTGACATCATTGTGCAGAGGTACATCCTCTGGGAACCAGTGCATCTGATTCTGTTGTGAGTAGTAGTCGAACATCCAAGGATGGTCAAATGGTTTGTAGTATTCTCTAGTTGATCGTAAGCTCACTCTACTTCATGCCCCGCCATAATAATTGCTTGTTTAAATACTTCTATCAGGTAGATTATTTCCTTCATGTCCATGGACGTTGTAGCCTTGGCTGTTAGCTGCTCCTGTGGAGTCCAGCCAATAACCAACACATGCTCAAAGTCACCTTTGCATTCCTCTAGTACCTCGTTAGCGGTAGCTTCCGTAGGCATGAGGTTAATTACATTACTCACTAAAATGTGTCTCCAGTACAATGAGCCTGTCCTCTGCTTCAGCTATCTTAGCAACAAGAGAGTCCATAGTCTCAAGTAAGTTACCATGCTCTCCTACAGCCACAGGATTGTCCAGATAGTTCTGCACCTCTGCCTTGTACCAGTCTATCTGAGCATTGTACATACGCTTCAGGGCGCTAATCTTCTGGTCTATCATTGTAGCCCTCCTCCAATAAATCTTTGTATTTATTCAAGTACTGCTTGTAACTAAGCGGGGCTTCTTTCTGCTTAATCTTGTCGTTCATGTAGCTAGACCACATCTGCATACAATAGTGACTAAACTGCATTATCTTGTCATCTTGCTCTCTATAGTATAACAGATACTCAGGCCAAGTCGAGTACTTTTTTAGTTCCTGTATGTAAAACTGCGCTCTGTATACGGGGTGCTGCGTCATGCCAACCTACAATCACAGATGTAAAGTGCGCCGTAGTAGCTACACATCTTAAGCTCATGCTTTTGGCACTTGATTTGATCTGGCCCCATGTTTCTCCACTTGCTACCGTCACCTGTCGTACTACAGGCAGACATGAGCAACAACGCAACTGCTAATATAATTTTAACCTTCACAACTTAGGCACTCCTGTTCTTCAAGGTTGATCCTTGGGATTTTAATGTTGACATTCTCTGTATTTCTAGCCGCTGTAGTGCGGAGGTAATACATAGATTTGAGTTTGTTAGCTCCTGTCCAATGTACATGATTAACATATTCCAAATACTCATCGTGTATCTCCTGTGGCGCTGTAGCCGGCGGTGGCTCAAAGAACAGGTTTACTGACTGCGCTTGACAGACATACTTTTGTCTTTGGTACGCATGTTCGATGACCCAACGCTGGTCAAGTTCAGGCGCTGTCTTAAATACCTCCTTCTCTGCTTCTGTGAGTTCCTCCAAGTCTTTAACAGAGCCTTCAGCAGCAGCAATATCTTTCCACGTTTGTTCTGTATTAATTCCTTTGTCTTCAAGTAGTTCCTCCAGATACTTATTCTTTACTTTGTACGATCCGGTGAGAGTCTTGTGCGTAAATACGTTAGCCCTCGTTGGCTCAATAGAAGGAGACGTTCCACCGCATATAATGCTACTAGAGGCATTAGGAGCAATAGCAAGAAGGTGAGAATTACGACAGTTACTACCAACCATATCAGGTGCTTCACCACGTTGGTCTGCAAGTTTGACAGAAGCGGTAGTAGCTCTTTCTTTGACATGCTTAAACGCTCTGTTATTGAACGAGGCGGCGAATACACCAGAGAAAGGTATTCCATTGCGTTGAAGGTAACTATGAAACCCCATCGCTCCAAGGCCAATTGCGCGTTCTCTATATGCTGAATAAGCGGCCTTTGCAAAGCCTGTTTTATCTTCTCTAACATAGTCCATAAACTCCATCATTTTCATATCGGGAATTAAAGATAGGCCACCCGTGGCGTTGTCAATAAAGTGTTCTATCACATTGTCAAGCATTGTAATTAGATCACTGATGAACAACTCATCATTCTTCCAGTCATCGAAGTGTTCTAAGTTTACACTTGACAAGCAGCAGACTGCTGTACGCTCCTCACTTGTCGGTAGAGTGATCTCAGAGCACAGGTTACTCTGGCGTACCTGTAGCCCTATGTCCTTCTGGGACTGCGGTAGAGCCTCGTTACAGCGGTCTAGGTTGACAATGTAGGGTTCCCCTGTCTCTGCCCTAGTGTGTATTAGCTGCCACCACAAGTCCCTTGCTGGAACAGTCTTGATGGCCTGCTTTGACTTAGGGTCAATCAGCCGCCACTGGTCATCATTTTTAACGGCTGTGAGAAAGTCGTCATCAATAGTAATACCGTTGTGCAGATTAAGACACTTTCTATTAAGATCTCCTCCAGTAGTCTTTCGCATGGCAATAAATTCTTCAACCTCTGGGTGGCTGATGTCCATGTAAGCCGCATATGATCCTCGTCTTGTTACTCCTTGGTTGAATGCCAGCATCTGACTGTCAACTACGTGCATGAAAGGGATGCTACCAGTAGACTGACTACCGTTAGAAGTTGAAACACCATTACTTCTAACAGAACCCCAATATCCACCCAAGCCTCCACCGCCACTTGCCAACCATATGTTCTCATCGTAATGATCAGATAGCCCACGCCTTGAGTCAGGAACATAATTGAGAAAACAGCTAATAGGTAAACCACGCGTGGTTCCCCCGTTACTAAGTATAGGAGTGCTAAACCCGAACCAACTCTTGCTTGCGTAGTCGTAAAGTCGCTGTGCAAGATTGTAGTCAGTATGCCCTTGATACGTTGCAGCAAAGACTGAAGCACGAGCAAAAGCCTCTTGTGCATGAGTTTCATCCTCCCAGAAGTATCGGTCTTTTAGTGTCTCCAGTGAGAACACACTAAGATCTTGCTCCCTGTCGTAGTCAATCTGTATACCTAAGTAGTCCTGTACACCTGCCTTACTTGTCACTAGGGTGCTCCAGCATATAACTAATCAATCGTTCTTCGTACCAACGGGCTTTGCGTAGGTCTTCTATGGGCTTGTTTTTGTATCTAAAACGCCACAGGTACTTCAGTGAATTACCACGCAGGTATCCAATGTACTCGTCGGACGTAAGCATAGCCTCAATAGCTTCTATGCACTCTATATGTCCATTATTATAATGAGGTGGGTGATCTACCATAGTGTTTATTAAATTAGAATATGATTTACCCAAACGATTATCAGGTATGTTTTCACCGTACACAGGATGGTCATTAGCTGCGTCATCAGACTCATCTAGCCAAGCCAAGTCTCTTTTACTTTTCTTATTCAATCTGTTCCATTCTTCTGGTGTTGCGTCATCAATGCTCTTGTTCTTCATCTTTCGTATCGTCCTCTATGTCTTCTTCAAACCTGTGCAGCCTGTTGATAAATTTATCCTCAAACCTGTCCAACAGTTCTTCGGAGGATATGTCTAGAGCCTCCACAAGATCATCGGCGTCGTATCGCACTAGTATGCGTTCTTTGATCTCATCCATTGTTAGTGACATGATTCATGTACTCATCAACTGTGTAAAACTCAAAACCTTCCTTATCACACCATTGTCCCATTGTTATCTTCGCTCCCTTGCGTACTTTCTTGTTAGGATCTGACAGTACAAATATCAGCTTGATAGGGTCTATACTGTCCCGTATCGAAGTGTACTTCTGTGTGTCTCCTGCCCTGAAAAACCCCTTGGTCTCTATGTAATCGCCTGTCTTCTTGTCTACAAAGTCAGGCTTGTATGTCCTGTGCATCACGTATGGCACATCATATGGCTCGTACAGATACCTGCGTCTAGGCGCTAGCTCTGCAAATTTCTTCTCTAGCCCAGACCTATAGATGCTCTGCTTACGTGATCTCTTGGACTTTAGGCTCATTTACCACCTCCGTTAGAAACCTTGGCCCTGTCGAGTACAAAAAAGTACGCAGAGCGGGATAGCATGAGTGCTTGAAATGACAGTAGGAACAGTTTACTGGTAATCGCATATTTCCACTTTTTCCGTCCGCTAGTGGCTCTGCGCATACTGGGGGTAGTTCCTCTGCCTCTACGAGCTTTTTTACATGGCGTATCCTTTCTGCTATGTCTCCCTTGATAGCCTTGTATACTGGTGCTCCTGTGTCCTCTAGATCGTACTGTAGGTACGCCAGATGACCATTAGACTTGTCCATAGCCAACCAGCCGAACTTGGTCTCGCCTTCTGAATGTGCGTATGCCTTGATCTGATCGACGTACCCAAACGGATCATCGTAGGCCAACGTAGCATTCTTGAACTTCTTGAAGCCGTAGGGACTTGCAGACTTAACGTCCGTCACTATGCCATCAATCTTGCAGTCCATGTGCCCAGTGATACCCTCTACCTTACAGACCTTCTGCTCATCGGTGATCGTGTGTCCTGCCATGCGGCACAGGAACAAGAGCATTTCCTCAATCAGGTGTCCGTACATGAACTTCACATACGTGTGCCCTTGGATCTCCTCTCCAGCGCCTGTGTCGTTGTAGTGATGCCATAGGTATCTATCATCTCTGCCTATGTTAGACAGGCGTAGCTTACGCCCGTCACGTGGTGTCTCAGGAGAAAACTCAGTACGCATGAGACTCTTGACTGCTTCTCCGAACTTATCAATCTCAGCCTCAATGTCTACTGACTCATCGGCGGCTTTGGTTGTCATAAGCTCGTAGATGTCGTCCACAACTGTAGAGACAGTCTTAGTGCGTTTCTGCCCAGCTTGTGCCAATTTGATACTCCCCTGCAAGTTTGCAGTTCAAGTTAAAATGTATTCCCGCTGCTTCTAGACACGAGACTGCTAGCCTCCCGAACTTCTCAGCCTGAGATTCCTTAACCTCTGACTGTACCTCGTCGTGAATGTTACCTACAATTTTGTAGTCCATCCCCCATAGTTTAGCATACTTATCCAAGATAATCAACCCCTGTTTCATCACCAGTGCTCCTGCGCTCTGCAACAGTGTGTTCAGTGCTGCATGCTCTGATCGTATCCATAGTCTCCTACCGTCTAGTCCATTGATCCAACCCTGTGCTGCCTCTTGAGCAACTCTTGATTTAAGATCTGCATATGCTGGGAGATTACGCATAAATCGTTCTCTAAGCAGTCTACCAGCACCTGCGCCTCCTCCCGCCACCGTACCAAGTTTCGCATCTCCTGCTCCGTAGAGAAGGGCGTAGATGAAAGTTTTTGCTTGATCTCTTGATTCAAGCCCCGCAAGGTGCTGGTTAGCTGTGTGTATGTCACCTCCAATGACTTCATTTGTATAATCCTCGTCGTCCATGTAGTGGGCCAACATGCGTAGCTCTAATCCACTGGCGTCAAAACCCACGAGTTTATAACCGTCAGGTACTGTCCAGCAGCGTCTACAGTCTTCACCGTAGGGCGCTCTGGATGCAGGAACCTGCGCTAGGTTAGGCTTAGCGTGTGTCATTCTGCCAGTCACTGCACCATTGGTGTTGACCTTGCCATGCACACGGCCTGTATCGTCGTCCACTGCGTCTATCCAAGACTGCACCTGTGCTATGCGCTTCTGCACCATCAGGTACTCAGAGATGAGTGTAGCCTGTGGGATGTCTTTTATTCCCCCCAAGACCTTCTCATCAACCATCGCCTGTCCTGTCTCAGTGTACTTACAGGGCTTCCAACCATAGTATTGTAAGTATCTGCCAATCTGCTGCCGTGACCCCAAGTTAAACTCAGGGTAGTCTACTCTAGAAAAAGGGCCACCCACGGTCTCCCAAGAGTCTCCCAAGAACTTCAAACCTACGACAGAGATGGCTCCATCCTTTTTTACTTTTGGCTGTATCTCCTTGACAAATGTCGGTAGTGGTCTGAAGGCCCGCTGTACTGCATCCTCCAGATCGTTCAGTTTCTCACGCAGCGTAGCGACTAGTTCCGTAGCTCTCCTGTTGTCCAGTAGCCAGCCATTGCGCACTTGTTGTTGTGTAATGTCCTGCACCTGATGCTCTAGATCCACAGACTGGTCACTGAAGTTACGTAGATCCCACTCCAGCTTCTTGTAGAGTGCTGCTGTAACCTCTACGTCACGTCGGCAGTACTTCACCATCTCTGGCGATAGCTGCGACCAGTCACTATGGTCACCCTTGGGAAACTGGAGTCTCTCACCCCACGCTCTCAGAGAGTGCCCTTTGTCTAGCTGTGGATTCGCTAGGCGTGACATGACCAAGGTGTCCTTCACACGTTCTTTGTTGATGTCAATGTCCCACAGACGCTTTAGGACAGGAATGTCGTAGCCAAGTAGATTATGGCCTACCACGTCATCATGTCCTCTCAGAGCGTACTCTAGGGACTCTGCGTCGTAGTGATCCTGTAGCTCTCCGTCCTGCATGGTTACTACCACCCAGACCTTGGTAGGCTTCAGGCCATCGGTCTCCGCATCTAAAAAGATGGGACTGCTAGAGGGCATTTGGCACCTCCTGTGGTTTTGCTGTTTCTGTCATCCTGCCTGTGACCTTATCGTACTTCAGCCAGCAGCAGGCTCCTGTGAGGCCAGCGTAGCGATTCTTGAGCACACGCACTGTAGTCGTATTGCGTACCTGCTCATTGTCGTTCTGCTGGTCTCTCTCAAGCCCTATCACCATGTCCGATAGCTG